TTCTGCGTATGACCGGGCGAAACCTAAATCCGGGAACTCTAGTATTGTTTTCGCATAGGACCACCCCAGAGGCTCTTCCATATACTCTGATTTCTGTCTATGATCCGATTTCTTTCTTTACGGGATTTATTATCCCAAATAATAAAATATTTGGTAAATTTGATCAAGAATTACCTATAGTTTATCCTTATTATAGTAATGAAAATGTTGGACTAGATTTTTATGGTAATGGCCCAAACCTGACAGCCGCTGACAGTATTACTGCTGGATCTAACGTAATTGGAACTCTTGCTACTACATCATTTATAAGCACTAATGGGTCCCCAACCGATTGGGGTGCAAATTTTGAAAAGTCCTCATATCAGTCGTCATTTACAAAGGTATTTCTGACACCTGCTTCTCCTATGGAGGCATTTCATCTAGATTGGTCAGGAATTTCGAGTTTCAATGTTAGTTCTTTTGGAAGCATTAATCCGCCTGTATTTAATTATCTGATAATGACCTCCCCAGGAGGAGAAATGTGAACATCCAAAGAATAGGCTACACATTATGCGGTGCTGCTGCGTAAATCACCTGGGAGCGTGCGTGGCGCGCCCCTCTACAAGCACACCGGTTTTTGAAAGGATACTAAAGTCCTACATTTTCCACAACTCATCCAACACATTCGACAAGCCGTCCTGCTTCTCAGCAAAACGCACCGACCCTTTGCTACCACCACCAGCAGAAGTCCCTCCCCGCATTCCCGTATACGGCGAAGGTCTTTCCATGGTTTCCACGAACCCCGCCGGTGGGGTATAGTCAGCCGCCCGCAAGGTTGCCCCGGCATTGGTAGACCCCGTGGTCGCAGCCCGCATGGTGACTTGAGACACACCCTTCCTCTTCTCCGGCGCAGCCATCTTTGGAATCATCGATTGCACTATCGGGTTCTTCTCCAAAAAATACGCCTGCTCATGATGCCCCCACGATATCCACAGCAAGTTCGGATACGTATATCGGATCTCATAACCCTGATTTCTCAACTGGTGAACAATATAGACAATACAATCCTGCAAGTCCAAGGCCGGTAATCCCAAGACAAAGGGTGGGACATTGTAATAGACAAACGTGGGCTGAGTCGGCTGAGTAGCCGCATGCGCCACCTTCTGTAGGGCCTGCTCTAAGATCTGATTATACGCCTTGTGCCGGGCCTGGTCCTTTTTTAAACGTGCATCAAAGAGAGTCGATGCGGGTAATTGAGGTATACCTGGTCCAGACATTACTAAGCCCGCATATAATTTTATGATCCATTTTCCGTTGAATAGCGCGTTACACCATGCACTTTAATTTAATCGAATGATCGTAGACTTGTGTAAAATGGATCTCTACGAGTTCATTTATTCGATGTTTGCCCACATATCATTTATGATGCTAATATACTTAATCTTGGGTATCACGCTCGCATATTTCATATATAATAGCATCGTAACCACTTGGTTCGTTAAAGGTGGTGTCGTAAACTATGATACATTTTTGACAAAATTCATACAAGTCGTCAGCAAAGACAACTATTTTATGAATTACGGATATTGGACGCCCGGCGTCGATACGCTCTATAAGGCCAATAATAGCCTGGTAGATCTAATACTCGAGAAATCAGGGCTGGCATCAGCCGAAACAAAGGGCCAAAAAATCCTCGACGTCGGCTGCGGGTATGCGGTGCAGGATTTCCAGTGGCTGAAGACTATCGATCCAACAAACCATATTACGGCCATCGACATATCGGAATCGCAAATACAAATGGCCAAGGAAAAGTGCAAACGCTCGAACCTCGATTCTCGGCTAGATCTACAATGCTGCGACGCCATGCACATTGACAAGAAGTTCGCCGCCAGTGAATTCGACACGGTCCTCTGCGTTGAGTCGGCATTTCACTACGCCGACAGACCGGCCTTCTTCCGAGGCGTGAATGAGGTCCTGAAGCCCGAAGGCCGCTTCGTCATCTGCGATCTTACATTGAGCGACGATCATGTGCCGACAATCTTGAACGGGATGTTTCTGCGCACATTCTCCGATTTCCTACATATTCCCAGGTCAAGTTTGGTAAAATCAGAAGTCTGGAAACAGTCCATTCTCGACGCGGGCCTTGTGATAGAGGAATACATTGATATAACGGACAAAACATTTGGCCCCTATTACAATAACACCTTCCATCTGTATATTAAAAATGCCGGTATACCTTCCACAATTGCAACCATTATATATGATATCTTTATGTATTTACAGCCGTTTTCCTATAGGCTCGCAGTGTGCAAGAAGGTCTAAACACCTTAAACATATACATCACAAATAATGATTCCCCCAAAGCGAATTATATTCAGCGGCGGCGGAGTCAAAGGTTGCGCCGTGGTGGGCGCGATGAAGCGTTTCCAAGAGGCCGGTTTATTATGCAAAGTCAAAGAGTTCGCTGGAGTCAGTATAGGCGCCTGGCTGGCCTTCATGTTCGCGTCGAAATTGCCTATTGAAGTCATAGAGCGTATGATATTAGAAGTTGATTTCAGTCGCATACAAAATCTGAGTCCCGAAACGGCCATGGGGTTTCCAGAGACATTCGGTCTAGATGATGGCTCGAATCTAGTGAATCTCCTTCAGACAATCATGCGCGTTGTAATGAAGAGGGATACAAACATGACTTTCGCCGATTTGGATACGGGTATACAATTTCGCTGTTGGGCGGCAGATTTGACGGCGAAGAAATCTAGAGAGTTTTCCCTGCAATCTACACCTAATGTGCGTATTATAGATGCACTCAGGGCCAGCATGTCGCTGCCCATATATTTCACACCTATGACCGACCCTGTCACAGGAAATATGTTGTCTGATGGGGGTATTCACGGAAATATACCAATCTATAATCTGAATGCTGAGGAGCACACAGAGGCCATTTATATAGGATTCGAGCGAGAGGTTTCCACGGATAATGTGACGCCCACCGATGTTATGGGATTCGCCGGAGCCATATTCAACTGTCTAACACATGCGCGGTATGAGGAACTCTTAAAAGCGTGGAATCATCGCATTTTAAGAATACCTGTGAGAATTGCAGCATGGAATTTCAATATCAAGAAGGATGAGAAGCAAGCCATGCTTCTCGACGGCTACACGGCTGCTGAAAAATGGATGGCGAATCCACCTGCGAGGTCCATTGAACGGCGGCAATCTATTTAGATGTGTTTTCGCCGATAAATGCTTTCATGGCGTCCACGTTACGGTCCCCATTATATTCAACCGTTTTGCCGTCGACCGTCGACAGAATAAATGTCGGGAAACCCTTCACATTATTGGCCTCTAATTCCGCGGCCGCACTCGAATCACCCTGCTCAATCATCCGAATCTTTGTCTTTGCTCCATTTGTCTCGACCTGGCCAGATGCCACGAAAGTTTTGAATTCGGGTAATATGGATTCGCAATGAGGGCAGCCATTCATGTAATACATGGTGAAGGTATTCATCTTCTGCCCCATATCCGCAAAGGCGTCCAGGCCGAGTCTGGAAATCACGAGCCGCTGCATTCCGCCGCCATTTATGAGCGTGGATAGAAGCAATAAAACGGCCAACACAATTGACGCCATAAGCAGAACACGAGTATTCGGTAATTCCATTTCTATTCAATCTGTCTAAATTAACCTAGCCTAAACATCCGAGCCCATTTCAGTGCAGAATGAGATGGGTGGCCGGAATTCGTAGTGGAGTTATCTATACGGTTGCACGAAGACCCGTCGATCCGAGATGGTCGAATACACATATACAGACCATGTTAGGTCTGTGTGCTACCGGGATGCATCTTGGATTGAGCGAAGATCGCGCATTCCAAGCCGCTGAGGCCATCGTTATGCAGTCCGTGTGCCCAGGTATATCCTGGACATATGACGGACTTCTAGCAGATATGGATCGGATCACTTATCACGAGGAAACATCATCAGACCAAGAAGCACAATGAAAAATACGACGGTGTGTAAGATGAGGCCGGCAGGGGTGGGGCAGCCTCCATTCGATACCATGAACACAGAGCCGAATACGCTCTGAGTGACCTTGTATGTCTCAGGGCATGCTAGAAGGAAGAAGACGAGGGCACTGTAAAATGAATATTTGGCTTTGAGACCTAGAGGCAAATATCCATTTGATCCGGAGGACATGTATCTATTTGTGGCCGAGAACATTTGAACGCACATCGGCACGTATGGTGGCCGGTAGCCATGCATCAGATATTTCGGGGAGTGCGGCCTTATATGCTGCGTAGATGCGATGCATCGCCGTGGATGCGTCATTATTTACGAGATCGCTGATTTCTTCTGGTGACAACAGGCCGGCTGCATCGCGGGCTTCTGTTATGCGGGGGCTTACCGGCAGAGTGGTCACAGGGTGTGGGAGAAGCGCTTTGAATTCGGGCACCAGTGCCTCATAGGCTTCTAACGCGAGTTTCCATGTGGCTGAGAGTGGCGGAGAGGCTGGAACACGAGCGCCACCGCCTTGCACATCAGATACTTGTTTAAATATTGCTGGCTGTGTCATCTTTATTTCTGTGAGTAGTTTCAATAGTTTATCAGACGATTTACAATCGCCTGGAGCACCTGACTTGGTATCTGAAGGCGGCCCCGCTGAGGCACCCATATCATTCACACAACTATATGTAGGAGCAGGCACTTTAGTCAGTTCATTTATATAGGTTTTAACATAATCCAGTTGTGTAGTTGGATTCAAATGGTCTTTACTTAATTTATCAAGATTAGAAAGCCAGGACTTGTATGTTTGGAATGCTCCCAAAAGTATCTGTTTATGCGATGAGTCACATGGGATCCTGTATGCTCCTGGTCCAATATATGATATTGGTTCTTCATGGGTATCTTTAACACCCCAATATATTTCAAATGCTTTTTGCAAGTTTGGAGTAATTGGTCCGAACCTGTCTTTTATTCCAATAAGGTCTATTAACGCCGGTCCTCCAAATACATTGGATGTTTTGGCAAGATTGAAATCGAACACTTCTTCTTCGAAGACTGCTAAATTAGATTCACCAAGTTTGCCTGTTATCATTGGATTAGCGGCTGCTTTTAATGCACCGGCTGCGTTTGATGCACCGGCTGCTTTTAATGCACCGGCTGCGTTTGATGCACCGGCTGCTTTTAATGCACCGGCTGCGTTTGATGCACCGTCTGGTGTAAATGCGGGTCCTAGTCCCCCTGTGCCTTCCCGTGCCGACTCCCCCCCTTTGCCACGCTTATGTCTACATTTTATATTATATCTCGACAATGGGCCTAAAGCGGCCGCCTCGCGTAAATCTTTAAAAAAATTCTCATAAGTAATTTTTTGTTCGCTGTTACTATCCATTTCGATCCCCGCACACTATCTAAAACCCCAAAACAAATATATTATAGATGACGGACGCTTCCAATCCGAAAGTATTCAACCCTTGGAATTTGAAAAACAAAGACATAACGACGCAAGATGTTGAAAGCATTATGCGCCGCTATGGTTCTCCCGATTTCAAAGTCCGAGAACTCAAATGGTTTGCTCAAGCATGTGTTCACAAATCCTATGTCGATCGCCCAGAAGTCTGGGCCGACCAACCCCAAATGGCAATGGTCGAGCGCCCCTACGGATGTCTATCCCTCAAACAAAAGGACAATGAAGAACTCGAATTTGCCGGGGACTCTGTCTTATCGGCCATTATAGGGAAATATCTCAAGATGCGCTACCCTGGCCAGGGCGAGGGGTTCCTCACCAGCCTCCGCACGCAAATTGTCAACAACAACACTCTCGGAGAATTAGCAAAGAAGATCGGGTTCTCGCCATTTCTCATCCTAAGTCGCCATGTTGAAGAGGTCTGCGAGGGCCGTAATAATCTGCGAATTCTCGGATCCATGTTGGAGGCCTGGATAGACGCCATTATGGAACACGAGGGGAATGAAGGTGCTGCATATGACATGGCCCGCCGGTTTTTCATTACAATTATCGAGAAACACATCAACTTCTCTAAATTGATCGCAGAAGACAACAATTTCAAGGACCAACTACTCCGCTATTTCCAGGCGAAGTTCCATCAGCCGCCCAGATATAAGGAAGTCAAGGTCGATGGGCCGCCCCACGACCGCATTTTTACAATGGGGGTTCTAGACCCCAATGGAAAGGTCATAGCGACAAGTACGGCAAGAAACAAGAAGGTAGCCGAACAAGAGGCCAGCAGACTCGCGCTAGAGGTATACAATAAGAAAACATCGACAGAGACTAGATAGATATGGAAGGCGTTCCCCCCAAATTCACACCCTTTAAGAAATTAAAGGTTGCTCTTGTTCTGGAGCCTGTGCCCCTGTCTATAGATCAAAAAACGGATATAACTGCTCTGGTGCCCACGCCATTCAGAACCGGGGGTGCAGATCTGGAGTTGCCTGGCGCTGCAGGCGCTGGAGGTGCTGGAGAAGGCGCAGAAGGTGCAAAAGAACTCGAGATGTTCGGGAAACGTAAGAAGAAGGCTTCTGAACCCACTGGTGCACCAAGAGCCCCTAAGCAGAAGGAACCCATTCCCGAGGCCATCGCCCGCATCAAGGCCACCGTCCTCAAAAAGAAGGAGAAGAAAGCCGGAAAAGACTCAGCATACCAGCGCTACGATGTCAGTGACAGAAGCAAGCAGGATGCCGACATAGCACTCCTGCCCGAAGAACTGCAGGTGACCTCCAAGGCCCTCTTAGATATAGAAAGAGAGGACCCCTACAGCCTCGATCCGCCCCCTGAAGTCTACGTGCCACTCACTCGACGCGGCTTCGGCAAGTTCATAACCGACAAGTTTAGACCCATTTTCCCAAAGAAGGGAACCACGCAAAGCGCCGCTGCCTGTGCGGCGAAGGGAGAGGAGGGCTCCAAGCAAGTCAAAATCTACCACTATCAAGAATTCATCCGCGAATATCTCCGCTACGAATCACCCTATCGCGGTCTCCTCGTCTACCACGGCCTCGGTAGCGGCAAAACGTGCTCTGCGATTGCCGCCGCCGAAGCCGTATTCGGGACTCGCGGGATGAAAATTATAGTCATGACGCCCTCCAGTCTTCGCGAGAACTTCATAGGCGAGATTACCTTCTGTGGATTCAAGCACTTCCGTCTTCAGAATCACTGGTCTCCTCTTTCCCTTCTCCCCGGTGCGACTCCAGATCCACATATGGTCCGCATGTTTGCACAGAATGTCTATGGTATACCTGACACCTTCTTTGCCAAGAGAGGCAAGGGTCGTAAGCAACTTACACAAATATGGGTTCCCGATTTCGAGGCCACACCCAACTTCGACAGTCTAAGCCCGGAAGAAAAGGACGAGATCCAGACACAGTTGAAGGCTACTATCAACAACCGTATCAAGTTCATCAACTACAACGGAATCACTGCAAAAGATCTGAAGTCAATGGTCTGTGACACACCAGATATATTCGACAACTCTGTCATTGTCGTCGATGAGATTCACAATCTGACGCGTCTCATTCAAGGCACTCTAGAGCAACCCTTTACAAAGGCGGTCCCTAAGGAAACTCTGACGCCCGATCGCATCCCTCTCTCCCAATGTGGCCAAGACGGAAAATACAGCCGCGGCTACTTGTTCTATCGCCTCTTCATGAACGCGAAGAACTGTAAAATCATCGGCCTTTCCGGAACGCCGTTGATTAATTTCCCTGAGGAACTGGGTATCATGATGAATATTATGCACGGACCCATACAAACCATCGAATTCAACGTGGTCGCAGAAAGAGATCGGGATGTGCGCGACTATGTCAGAGATCTAGTAACCAAAGATGACTCGCTAGACACAGTCTTCTTCGCGACATCCGAAGGCAATCCCACTATCAATGTAATGGTGACACGCTTACCCGAGCAATTCACGAAGGTTCTCGGCTTGGAGCCAGGTGACAAATCTGCCCCGGAAATCCTGGGAATTAAGCGCCGCGACCCTCTCGAACCTATATCTACGCTGCAGCAAGTCTGGGAAAAATTCGCACTCAGTCTAAAAGCAGAGAAAATCACTGTAACTGGGACACCTGCCATGAAAGCCCAGGAACTCTTGCCGACCTGGGACACTCTCTTCCGGGCAGCGTTTCTGCAGGAGGACGGTATAACACTCAAGAATGTGCAAGTGCTACAGAAACGGGTTCGTGGCCTTGTATCCTATTATCGTGGAATACAGGGCAATGTTATGCCGACGGTGACAAAGGATGAGATTGTCCCCATTCCTCTGACGGACTACGCACTCAAGATGTATAATAAGGTGCGTAACCAAGAAATCCAGATTGAAATGAAGAAACCTAAGGCAGATCTGAATGCCGCTGATGCTATCTGGGCAGAAATTGGCGAAATAGCGGCGATGAAGACACCGAGCAACTATCGCATGGGCAGCAGACAGGTCTGCAATTTTGCCTTACCGGAGGGATTAACGCGACCTAGACCAAATAACCAAGAGGAGGAGGACGTTGAGACGGGTAAGGATCGTGATAAGATTGTCGAGGCCGATATTGAGGGGAAGGTTGCTGGTCGGGACGAGGGTGATGCTGGTTCTGTGGTAGATGAAGAGGATGAAGAGGCCCAGGCCGCTGCAGGCACTACAGCAAAGAAAATGCTCATCAGAGGGAGCAAAGAAGCAAAGGATGCCTATCGCCGGGATATTCGGCTGGTTAAAGCGAAGTTGCGCGATATGGGTCAGACCCATCTGCAACTCGACGGTCCGCCGGAGAGTAATCTGGATAAATACAGCCCCAAGTTTGCAGAAATGCTGAGGCGTATTATGGGATTACCGGGCTCGAGTCTGGTCTATTCCACATTTTTGGAAATGGAGGGCCTCGGTATATTTGGAATCTGTATGGAAGCAAATGGCTTTGTGCCAATCGAAATAGTAACAGGTGAGGACGGAAAACTGAAATTCAGCGATACCACAGCGGCCTCTCTGGCAAAAGGCCCGAAGGTGAAAGAGAATCGCTATATCGAGTTCACCGGCGTGGGATCAAAGGAACAGCGGAGCGCGGCCGTCAATCTCTTCAATGCCAGGCTGGACAAGTTGCCTCCGGCCATGGAGAAGATTCTCAAAGATGCGAAATGGGAGAATAACTTTGACGGTGGCCTCTGCCGCGTATTTGGTATTACAGCGGCGGGCGCCGAGGGTCTCTCCTTGAAGACTGTTCGCGGTGTTCATATCATGGAGCCCTACTGGAACTCCGTGCGCACACAGCAGGTGAAGGGGCGTGCTGTGCGTATATGCTCCCACGTCGACCTGCCGCACGATCAGCAAAACGTCGAGATTTACACATATTGCACGATCATCCCGGAGGAGGCTGTGGTCGCCCAGGCGGTCGATAAGACTGTGGAGCGCAGTGACCGTTTCTCGGCACAGGATGCAGCCATGCTTGGTGTTCCTATACCTGACATGGTTCAGCCGACAGAAGCAGGAGGACAGCAGATGAAATTCACAAAGGCCGAGTCTTTACCTGAGCCAACTACTCCTGCGGGTGCAGAGGCAACCACGGAAGGGCCTGTGAAATTTGCCACCAAACTCGTCAATGAATATCGTGGCTTCTCCACGTTTGCTCCGTCACCCATTGTGATGGCAGGGAAGCGTTATAAGACACTGGAACATTATTACCAGGCGATGAAGTTTACGAGCGATGGACCTTGGCAGGAGGCTATACGTGTGTCTGAAGACGCGAAAAAGGCAAAGCAATTAGGTAAGAGCAAAGAGCACACTATAAGGGCAGATTGGGAGAAGGTGCGTGAGGGAGTCTTACTGGAGGGCCTAAGGGCGAAGTTCCAACAGAATCGCGGGCTCCTGGATCTTCTTAAATCGACGGGCGAGAGACCTCTTATCCATGCGTCGGTGAATGCTTATTGGGGCGAAGGGCGCACGGGTAAGGGTAAGAACCGTCTGGGGAAACTTATGGAGCAGGTTCGCGAAGAACTGCGTGAGTATCTTGTGCCGGCTGCAATCGGTGATCAGGCTCAACCGACGGAAGTCGATTTTGGTGCAATGGAATCGGAGGACGAGGAAGAGGTTGGAGTTTCTGGAGAAACGGCTGGCGGTGGCGGTGGTGGTGGCGGTGGTGCAGCAGCAGTGGTGTATGCAAAAAGCAAATTCACAGCGGCAAACCCTGTAGCACCCGATAGAAATATTATTGTTGGCGTAAACAAGGGGTTAGTAGAGACCAAGGGGCAACAGATTATAGTAGATGAATTTAAACTTCTGAGTAATTCGGCATTGATTCCTGTTACGTATACATCTGATTCTGGAACGTTTACATATCCGTCAATAGAACACATTTATCAAGCGATGAAATTCGAAAATTCAGATCCTGATTGGCAAGAAAAAATAAGGGCTGCTAAAACAGCAGAAGAAGCAAAGAAACTTGCTAAAGAAAGTGGTCATAAAAAATATCGAGAGTTTGACAAATATATTGCATCGATAATAACTAAGGCTTTAAAAACGAAGTTTGCTGATAAACAATTGGCTGCGCTCTTGAGTTCAACAGGGCAAAATGATATTTATGATAAGTCATCAGAAGATGAACCGTTAATGTTGGAATTATTTAATAGAGTTCGACGGGACCTCCCAGATGATAATATGCCAGATTTAGTAACGCCGCCGAATTCGCAATCGCCGAATTTGCAAAATAGACCAGGTGATAAAGGTCTACAGGGTGGTGGGGCCAGGAATGATTTACTAGAGGATAACACACGTGAAATTATTATTACAAGTGATCAGAAGGTTCTCATTATTAGTTTGCGAAAGGAACGCGTATTGAATTCATTGCAAATAATGATGAAAACAGTTGCAGTTGACTGTGCACTTAACTACGAGGAAAATAAGGATGATAAAAACAAGTATGCATGCTTGGGCTTAGAAAAGTCGATTGGCAGTTTCGCATATCACCCAAATCTTAATAAGGATATTCAGGAAACGGAGTCAGCATATTTATTGAGGGCTGTTGCTGCTCCTGCTGCTCCTGCTGCTCCTGCTGCTCCTGCTGCTCCTGCTGCTCCTGCTGCTCCTGCTGCTCCTGCTGCTCCTGCTGCTCCTGCTGCTGCTGCAGAAGAGCCTCCTGCTGCTCAAGAAGCGCCTCCTGCTCAAG